GGGTGGTGGTCTTCTTCAATTAGTAGCTTATGGTGCACAGGATGTTTATTTAACTGGTAATCCGCAAATTACCTTTTTCAAAGTAGTTTATCGTCGTCATACTAACTTTGCTATTGAAGCTATCCAACAAACTTTCAACGGTAATGCTGGATACGGTAATACTGTAACCTGCCAAATATCGCGCAATGGTGATTTAATAAATCGCATGTATTTACAAGTTGATGTCCCTAAAAAGAAAGCGGCTCAATCAGGAACTACCAGCACATACCAAAATTACCTCGGGTTACGTTTAATAAAAACTGTTGTTATTGAAATTGGTGGTCAGCAAATAGATAAGCATTACTCTGATTGGCTTTACATCTGGAACGAATTATCTCTTCCTATGGGCAAGCGCTATGCCTATGATACTATGGTAGGTGCCGATAAAGATATATTAAATGGCAATCCCGCCAATGATAATCTACCCTCGACAACTCTATATATCCCCTTTGAGTTCTGGTTTTGCCGCAATGTAGGTCTTGCGCTTCCTTTAATCGCCCTACAATATCACGAAGTTAAGGTAAAAATAGATTTTGAAACTAAGCCTAACTGTATATCTGTAGGCACTGGTGCTTTAAGCGATTTTGAAGATATTAAAAATATCTCTTTATGGGCTGATTACATCTTCTTAGATACCGACGAACGCCGAAGATTCGCACAATTATCCCACGAATATTTAATAGAACAGCTACAATTCACTGGTACTGAACCCCTCGTTGCCGGTACCAACCGAATCAAGCTCAACTTCAATCACCCTTGCAAAGAACTTGTATGGGTTGCAAAAGTAGCTCCTACCAATAACAAAACCAGATGGTATGACTACACTAATACGGATTTATCCGATGAAATGAACGCATACTCTGTAGCTGATGGTGGCAGTGCTATAGCAGGTGGTCAGCTTACATCTAACTATCTAGTAATATCAGATGTCAAACCTAAAAATAATGTAAATCCTTTCACTAATGCTATCCTCCAATTAAACGGCAATGATCGTTTTGCTGTAAGAGAAGGCGATTATTTCAACTATGTTCAACCCTTCCAGCATCACACTAATGTTCCTGTATCTAACTCTATCAATGTTTATTCGTTTGCCTTAAAACCCGAGGAACACCAGCCAAGTGGCACCCTCAATATGTCTCGTATCGACACTGCTACTTTGATGGTTACTGCTAAAACCTCTGCCAATACTTCATACCAGGGCATCAATATATACGCAGTAAATTATAACGTTCTTCGTATATTATCAGGTATGGGTGGGCTTGCTTATTCCAATTAAAAATATAATGAAGATATCAATTATAATAAAAATTATAAAGAGTTGTGTTATATAATTTCCTTTTTTTTTTCTCCTCTAATAGTATAAAGAATATAGCGTAAATGGGTGGTGGTCTTCTTCAATTAGTAGCTTATGGTGCACAGGATGTTTATTTAACTGGTAATCCGCAAATTACCTTTTTCAAAGTAGTTTATCGTCGTCATACTAACTTTGCTATTGAAGCTATCCAGCAAACTTTCAACGGTACTCCCAATTTTGGTAATCGTGTAACTTGCCAAATATCTCGCAATGGTGATTTAATACACCGTATGTATTTAGCCGTTGTTAATTATTATTCGGGCGAAAAGGTATGTCCTTATTTCGGTCTCCGTTTAATAAACTATGTAGAAATTGAAATTGGTGGTCAAAAGATAGATAAACATTATTCACACTGGATGTATGTATGGAATGAACTCTCGCTTCCTGTATCAAAGAAAGAAGCTTACAAAAAGATGGTAGGTGCTAATGATATGCTTACTACAATAGGAACTGATGCTAATAATGGTGCTAATCTATATATTCCCTTAGAATTCTGGTTTTGCCGCAATGTTGGCTTGGCTCTTCCTTTAATCGCTCTACAATATCACGAAGTTAAAATAAACATTCTATTCGAATCAAAAGAAAATTGCAAAGGTACTTCTGCTGAAATTACTAATCTTCCTTCCGTTTCATTATGGGTTGATTACATATTCTTAGACACTGATGAACGCCGCAGATTCGCTCAATTATCTCATGAATATTTAATAGAACAGCTACAATTCACTGGTACTGAAAGTGTAACGTCAGCTTCATCCATTAAACCTAAATTATCTTTCAATCACCCCTGTAAAGAATTAGTCTGGTTCTGTGCTTCTGACCATACGGCTACCACTACTAACAAACATGTTATAAATAACAACTGGATTAATTATTCAACCAATCCGAATAACTATGCTGCTAATAATTCAGAATTATACAATGCTACCAACGCTATTGATTCAAAGAATCCCGTAAAATCTGCTAAACTTGTATTAAACGGTAATGATCGCTTTGCGGCAAGAGCGGGTTCTTATTTCAATTTAATACAACCTTATCAGCATCACGAAAATATCCCCGCAAACCCTGGAGTCAATGTTTATTCATTTGCCCTAAAACCTGAGGAACACCAACCTAGCGGTACTCTTAACATGTCTCGTATTGATACTGCGGTTCTCAATTTAGATATTAACCAAACTTCTAGCTACGCAAATGCTAACATCTCCAAAAATCTTCATGTTTATGCCGTAAATTATAATGTACTCCGTATATTATCTGGTATGGGCGGTCTTGCTTATTCCAATTAAATTATATTATATATTTATATATGTTGTTAAATTGCTATAATGTTTCTTTTTTTTTTCTCCTCTAATAGTATAAAGAATATAGCGTAAATGGGTGGTGGTCTTCTTCAATTAGTAGCTTATGGTGCACAGGATGTTTATTTAACCGGTAATCCTCAAATTACCTTTTTCAAAGTAGTTTATCGTCGTCATACTAACTTTGCTATTGAAGCTATCCAACAAACCGCTTCGGGAAGTAATTCGCTTGGCTCTCGTGCCACCTATCAAATTACTCGCAACGGTGATTTAATACACAGAGTATATTTCTATGGAAAATTAAAAAATACTGGTGCTACCTCTAAAAAAGTAGCTTTAGTTCCCAATGTTGGACAAAAGTTATTAAAAACCGTAGAATTAGAAATTGGCGGACAACGCATAGATAAACATTATTCCGAATGGCTTTATATCTGGAATGAACTTTCGCTACCTTATGGCAAGCGTGAGGGCTATTATAAAATGATTGGTGCCAACAAGGAGAATTGCTGTACTCTATTGCCTTCTGGACAATCGTATGAATTATATGTTCCCTTAGAGTTTTGGTTTTGTCGCAATGTAGGCTTAGCCCTTCCTTTAATTGCTCTCCAATATCACGAAGTTAAAATTAACATAGAATATGAATCTGTAACTAACCTATGTGATATCAGCAGTACTAATTATTGTTCTGAGAATGATAAACCCGATGGTGAATCAAACGGTACTGGCTATTCTAATACCGAACTTACCCTCGATGAACCTACTTTATGGGTTGATTACATATTCTTAGATACTGATGAACGCAGAAGATTCGCTCAATTATCTCACGAATATTTAATAGAACAGCTACAATTCACTGGCACTGATACTATAACTTCATCTGGTTCAAATCCTGATTCTATGAAGAGCTTACGTATGAACTTCAATCACCCCTGCAAAGAACTTGTATGGGCTATAAGAAGTTCAGCTGCCAACAATGTATATTGGAATAACTTTTCAACAGCCGAACCTGATAATACTAATGGCGATGACACCTTCAATAACTATGTAGTCTCTAAAAATCCTGTAATGCAAGCAAAAATAATGCTTAACGGCAATGATCGCTTTGCCACCAGACAAGGCGAATATTTCTCATTAGTACAACCTTACCAACATCACGAGAATACCCCTGATATGTACCACAAAGGCATCAATGTTTATTCATTTGCCCTAAAACCCGAAGAACATCAACCAAGTGGTACCCTTAATATGTCCCGCATTGATACTGCTGTTCTATCTCTATCATCTAGAATAGCCGGTAATATCCATGTCTTTGCTGTCAATTACAACGTTCTCAGAATATTATCTGGTATGGGCGGTCTTGCTTATTCCAATTAAATATTTATCTTATTATTGTTATTATATCCAAAATACTTTTTTCATTTTTCAATTATTATCAATAGATAATATTATAT